AATCTCAACAAAAAGAGATAGAAGAACTAAAAAAGAAATAAAAAATTGTATTTAACATATTTATGTTATATTTATATAAACTATTAACTTAAAATAATATAGGAGAATAAGTTATGGCTGAAGAAGCAAAAGTTGTTGAAGCATCTGATGAGATTAAATTTTCAGAAGAAGAGTTAAAAGAGTTAGGTGAATTACAACAGAGTTATCAAGAGAAACAAGCTCAGTTAGGACAGATTGCTGTACAGAAGATTTTACTTAATCAACAGATAGAAGCAATTGATAATCGTCAAGCTGAACTTGAAGGTGAGTATGAAGAAGTTCAACAGAAAGAACAAGAGATTGTTCAGAAGTTAAATGAAAAGTACGGTCCTGGTCAGTTAGATCCACAAAGTGGAGTATTTACACCAGCACCACCTCAAGAAGAAGCTTCTCAAGGTTAATATAAAAAAAAACTTCCCTAAATAGTGTATTTTGGGAACTTTAAGTTATACTTATAATAGAATAATTACGTTTATTCTAAAATTTTGCATAACAAAAATTAACTAGGAGAAATTTAATGGCAGAAAGAATAGTTTCACCTGGTGTATTCACTCGTGAAAGAGACTTATCATTTTTACCACAAGCGATTGGTGCAATCGGTGCAGCTATTGTAGGACCCACAGCTAAGGGCCCTGCTTTCGTTCCTACCCAAATTACATCATTTCAAGATTTTGAAGCAATGTTTGGTGGTCAAGATGATAGATTTTATACACCTCAAACGGTAGAACAATATTTAAGAAGTGCAGGAGTTGTCACAATTGTGAGAGTTCTTGGAATAGGTGGGTATCAAGCAGATGCATTGAGATTAGGAGCGTTCAATAGTGGTTCAACTAGTCAATCACTTGCAGTGTTAGCACCATCAAGAGGAAATACATCTACGGATTTTGCTGGTAGTACATTAGCTGCAGCTGGTACATGGAATGCATTTACTTTAACCGTATCTGGTAGTGGTATCGGTGGTACTGAAGAATACGCTCTATCATTTAATACTAGTAGTGCTAATTACGTAACAAAGGTAATCAGTTCAGATCCACAATCAACAAAGAGTGGAAATACTAATTCATCTGTTTATGTATATAAAGTATGGAGTAGAACATCTCATGCTAGTTCATTTACTGCTAATAGTTCTGCATCAGTAGATATTGACACAGATGGACTTGATTTTATATCAGGTACCAATACTATAGATAATGATGGAAACGAATCAACAGATTGGACTGGTAACAAAGATTATCAAACAGCAAGAACACCATTTTTACAATCTCAGTTAGTAAACGGAGCTAGATATAAACTTTTTAGAGTTTATACTCGTTCACATGGAACTGATATAAACAAAGATATCAAAGTTACTATAAGAGATATCAAACCAGCAGCTGATATTGCAGGTTCTGATTATGGAACATTTTCTTTACAAGTTAGAGTAAATAATCCTAATGGTAGTGATGATGATAATATACTAGAACAATTTGACCAGTTGACTTTTGACCCGAAGTCACCAAATTACTTTGCAAAAAGAATTGGTGATAGACATGTAACTATTGATTCTAATGGAAAACTTACTTATTTTGGTACAATGCCAAATTTAAGTAAACATATTAGAGTTGGTGATTATGCATCTAAGACATCTGGTGAAAATAATTTATCACAACATCCAAAAGAAGTAGTTCCAATGGGACACGAAGCAGTATATAATACTGTTCCTGGTACAACTGAAATACCTGCTGTGATATTTAAATCAAACCAACAAAATGGACAAGGTGTTTATGATGCAAACGTATTCTATGGATTCGATTATCTTACTAAATTTATTAGAGATGATAATGCTAACTACTTAGCACCAATTCCATCTTCAGCAAATGTTGGTAATAATGTTACCATGAGTCTAGAAGACATGTTAGGTGATACTAATGCTAATCCAAACGGAGAATCTACATTTGCTGATGGTACTGAAAATATTTCTTTGACTAATTCAACATTAGCACAAAGAAAATTTGTTGTTCCTCTACAATGGGGATTTGATGGAAAAAATCCAGCTACAGCATACAACGTTGGTTCTGCAATCACTGCAGGGAACACACAAGGGTTTGACCTTTCAAGTTCAACTGCAAGTGGTTCAGTAGCTTATAAGAGAGCAATCAACGCTATTAGTAATCCAGATGAGTTTGATATGAATCTTTTAGTAACACCTGGTGTTATTCATAGATTACATTCTAATATAACAAACCATGCTATCAATAAAGTTGAAGCTAGAGCAGATGCATTATACATAATGGATGCTGCAGCATACAACGATAGTGTTGAAACCGTATTAGATACCGTCAAGAATCTAGATACTAATTACGTAGCAACTTATTATCCTTGGGTGTTAATACCTAATAGGGATAGTTCAATACCAGTATGGGTTCCACCATCAGTAGTATTACCTGGTGTTATTTCATATAACGACCAAGTAGCTCATGAGTGGTTTGCACCAGCTGGGTTGAATCGTGGTGGATTGACAAGTGTACTAGAAGCAAAAACAAGATTAACACATGCTGAAAGAGATGACCTCTATGAAGGTAGGGTTAATCCAATAGCTTCTTTTCCTGGTCAAGGAGTTGTGGTATTTGGACAAAAAACACTACAATCTAAACCATCTGCATTAGATAGAATCAATGTTCGTAGATTATTGATTGCATTAAGGAAGTTCATTGCAAGTACTTCAAGATACTTGGTATTCGAACAGAACTCACAAGCACTAAGAAACCGTTTCTTAAACATTGTGAATCCTTATCTAGAACAAGTTCAGTCTAATAGTGGTTTAAGTGCTTTTAGAGTTGTCATGGATGAATCTAATAACACACCAGAAGTTGTAGATAGAAATCAGTTGATAGGTCAGATATTTATCCAACCTACAAGAACTGCAGAGTTCATCGTACTTGATTTCGTAGTACAACCAACAGGAGCAACATTTCCTGAATAATTTAGGTTAAACACTAAATAAATGAGAAGCCCCTCGAAAGAGGGGTTTTTCTTTTTATTAAAAATTTGTTTAATTGATATTTATTATTGAATAGAATTAAACGGACTTTTAGGAGAAAGAAGAATGGCTACATTAGATCCTTCAGAAATTATGTTTACACCGTTTGAACCGAAAACAAAGAATCGGTTCATAATGTACATAGAAGGTATTCCTGCATATTTAATTAAGACTGCGAACAGACCTACGATTCAGTTCGAGGAGATAGTTTTAGATCACATTAATGTTAAAAGATATATTAAAGGAAAGGGTGCTTGGCAACCTATTGATGTTATGTTATATGATCCTGTAGTTCCAAGTGGTGCACAAGCTGTTATGGAATGGGTTCGTTTATCACATGAGTCTGTTACTGGTCGTGATGGATACTCAGATTTCTATAAAAAAGACGTAACATTTAATTTGTTAGGACCTGTTGGTGATGTTGTTGAAGAGTGGGTACTGAAAGGTGCTTATATTGAGGCAGCAAACTTTGGTGAATTAGATTATGCTTCAAGTGAACCAGCTGAAATTACTCTAACACTTAAATACGATTACGCTATCTTACAATTCTAAGGAGTTAATATGAATTTTTTAAGAGAAATGCTTTCTAGTGATGCTAAAATCTCTAGTAAAAGATTTGTCGGTTTTATGGCCTTCTTTATGTTGATTTGTAGTTGGGGTGCTGATACCTTTTCTACATTTGAAGTCAAGGACAAAATACTTGAATGTTTTATGTACATTTCAGTAGTTGGACTTGGTGTTACAGCAGCTGAGAAGTTCGGTAAAAAATAAAATAGTTTTAAGACAAAATTAGTTATATATATTAATACAAACAAAGGAGTCATTCATGGCTGATTATAAATTTCCTACGGAAATGGTAGACTTACCATCCAAAGGTCATTTCTACGTTGATGGTCATCCCCTATCTAGTGGTAAAGTAGAAGTAAAATACATGACCGCAAAAGAAGAGGACATATTAACCTCACAAAATCTAATACAACAAGGAACTGTTATTGATGTTTTGTTACAATCTCTGATAGTAGACAAAACAATAAACGTAAATGAGTTACTGATTGGTGATAAGAACGCTATTATGGTAGCTGCTCGTATTCTCGGTTATGGTAAAGATTATGAGTTCGAGTATGATGGTATGGAACAAAGTGTTGATTTAACTAAACTAGAACCAATAAAAATAGATTTTAAAAACTTACCTAAAGGAACAAATGAGTTTTCCTATAAACTACCAAATTCGGAAAGAACTATTACTTTTAAATTATTGAATGGTAAAGATGAAAAAGAAATAGACTTAGAAAATAAAGCATTAGAAAAAATATCAAAGTTACAAACATCAGGTTTAACTACTAGATTTAAAAAAATGATTTTGTCAGTAGATGGTAATTCAGAAAAGTCTTATATTAATAACTTTGTTGACAATGAGTTTTTATCAAGAGATTCTCTAGCATTCAGACAACATCTTAATGGTATCACACCAGATATAGATATGACAACATTTGTTAGTGATTCTAGTGGAAAGGAGATAGAGGTGGTGATTCCAATCACCGTACGATTTTTTTGGCCTACCACCTGAATATAAATTAAGTATTCACGAAGAAATATTTCAATTAATCCTACATTCAAAAGGTGGTTTCACATTTAGTGATGCTTATAATTTGCCCATATATTTACGTACATTTTACCTAAAAAGATTACAAAAGTTCTATAAAGCAGAGGCGGAAGAATTTAAAAAAGAGATGAATAAATTCAAAAAGTGATATTTATTATTGAGTTATAACACTTAATTTTATTCGGAGAAGTTCATGTCTAAAAATAAAGTAAACGAAGGTTTAGTAGATAAGGCAGTATCAGCTATATTTGGTGCTGTTGGTAGACAACTAAGAAAAGCTGCTTTAAAAGACCTTGCTAAGAAAGATCCTAAAATAGCAAAATCAATAAAAGACTTGGAAAAAATACAAAAAGATTTAACATCTGTATTGACTAAAAAAGAAAAAGAACTAGCATCAAAAGGTAAATACTTTGAACCAGATGCCTTTGGTTAGGGTGAGTAATGGCACAAGATCCACAAACTGCAAAAGAGTTTAATACTGCTCAAGCAATTGCAAAAGCTAAAGAAGAAAAAGAAAAATTTAATAATCTTGCTGAAAAGGCAGTTGAACTTG